TTAGGAGCCGGAAACAGTCTTAATGAACTGCTCCATGCGGCTTGCGCTGTCCTGTTTCATTTGGTCTGTCACATGGCCGTAAACGTCCAGAGTAAAAGCGGCTGTGGCATGGCCTAAATTCCCCTGCACGGTCTTAATATCGTCCCCGGAGCGGAGCGCCGCCACGGCGTAGCTGTGCCGCAGATCGTGAAAGCGGGCGTCCGGTCTGCCGATGGACGCAGCGGCTTTCTTAAATGCCCGGTAAAGGGTCGGCTTTGTGATGTGGTTCCCGGTCGCATCCGTAAACACAAGGCCGCTTTGCTGCCATAGCGGGCCAGCAAGAAGCCGTTCCTTTGCCTGCTCTATCTTCCGATGCTTCAGACACTCCATGACAAAGGGTGCCGCCGTGATTGTCCGTGCCTTGCTGTTCTTTGTAGGAACAAGCTGGTATGCTTTCATGTCCTTGTCTTGATGAAGCTGCATCTGTTTGCTGATCGTCAGAATACCGTTATCAAAGTCCACACAATCCCATGTCAGCCCCAACAATTCCCCTTGCCGCAGGCCGGTGAACAGGGTGACAAGAAAGGCATCCTCAAAGCGGTTTCCCTGAATGGCTTTCATGAAGTCTGCGATCTGTTTTTCATCAAGAGGCTTTATTTCCTCTTTCTGGACTTTTGGCAGCTTGCAGAAATCTCCATCCGCAGGGTTTAGTGGGATATATCGGTTGATTACTGCCTGCCGGAGAGCGCCATGCAAGACACCATGCACGTTCTTCACCGTCTTTGCGGACAACGGAGCCGTTTCATAAACCGTTTTTCCGTCCTTCTTGACGATTTTACCGGCCTTGTCTCTTTCGGGCACTTTCTTTCCGCTGGTCAGCAGCGTATTAAAATACTTTTGTACCGTGTGGGTATCCAGTTCTCCCAGCTTCACCGCCGCAAGATAGGGCTTAATGTGGAGCCGTATATCGTCCCGGTAAATCTTCACTGTGCGGGGCTTTACCCCCTCAAGGTATGTATCAGCCCAGATGTCCAGCCACTCACCCAGCGTCATTTTACACGGTTCCCGGTATGCTTTGTTGTCCACCGCCGCCACAGCCTGTGCCAGCTTCTGCCGGACTTCCTTTTGGGTCTTTCCGTAAACGGACTTTCTGACCGGCTTTCCAGTGCCGGGATCATGCCCCACGATAAAGCGGGCTTCCCATGTGCCGTCTGCCCGCTGCCGGATGCTTCCGGACCCTTGCGCCGCTCTGGTATTTGATTTTCTTGGCATTGCAATTCCTCCATATTTCGTGTTATGATTGGAGGGCAGTAGGCCCTTGCAAGTTTACTGCCCCTATAACCGCTTCCGGTGTTCCAGCACCGGGGGCGGTTTTTTATTTTGTATCACTTTTGTACTGCTTTTCTAAATAATCAATAAAATCCGAAATGGCAGTAGCGGCACCTTTTTCACTATAATAGTGTTTAGCGGTGTAGATGTCTTTCAATCGTTTGATTTCATCTCTAACCCTTGTTGATTGATACATCTTTTCGGCATCATCTCTATCGAAAGCGTCTATTTTTAACGTGCCTAAGTGTTTGTCGAATTTGGACGAGCAAATCAACTTCGGTAATACCTCATTTTGGTAGTGTTCAATTTCTAGGGCAGTATCTACACACGAAGATGCATCAATAATGGTATGCACGAGAAGGTTTTGCTCCAATAGGAAAGATATGTATTTGCAAATATAAGACAAATAGTCATCTCCACTACTTGAACTATTTATGCGTATAAGGGATTCAACCGCTTTTTCAGAAAGCCCTGTCCTATAGCATATATCTGCGGCAATATAGTGCCGTTCGTTATAATCTCCCAGCAAATAACCAATGTCGCAATTGAACAGATTAGCCATTAGAGCAATAGAATCTAAATCTGGAAGCCTTTCTCCGTTTTCCCATGCTGTAAGCATTTTATGAGACTTTTCTGACTTGTATATTTTCGGTAGTAATTCATTTTTGCTCAGCCCTAAATCTTCTCGCTCTTTTTTTATTCTGCTGCCTATGATCCTTTTTCGATCACTATACGAAATCATGGGTTTTAAAACCCTCCCTTATATAAAAACAACTCGCAATTGGGTTGTATACGGGCTATGCAACCCTAAGCAAATTCAGTATACTATAAAATGCAAGGAGGGTCAACAACATTTTTGCTGATTTACGGGAGGTGAACGAATGCACAATATTGACATTCGCCGCATGGCGGCTGGGAATGGGGTAAAACTCTGGCAGATTGCTGAAGCGCTTGGTATCGCAGATTGCAGCTTTTCCAGAAAGCTCCGCAGGGAGCTACCAACAGATGAAAAAACGGAAATTTTTGAAATCATCAAGCAACTTGCGGCAAAGGAGGGAATTTCGTGACACGATGTGAACCATTGGCCGTTACTATGACGCAGGCCGCACAGCTTTTAGGAGTGTCAAGGCCTACTCTCTATCGCCTCGCCAAGATGCCCGGGTTTCCCATCATCCATCTCGGCGGTTGTACTCGCATTCTGGTGGATGACCTCCGGGCGTGGGCACGGCAGCAGACAAAGGAGGACACATGATGAACAAGGCAAAGAAAGCCCGCCCTGATGCTGACACATCAGGGCGGGCAGTGTGGGAAAATGCTTTGCAGGGCAACGCTTCCCACATCCAGTTTAACACCGCTACCGTTGGCGGTCAAGGCTCGATTGCATCCCTGCTGATGACGGGGTGTGCAAACGGCCTGCATCTTTCCGAACTGGTTCAGATTACCGGCTGGCCGGAACGTGAAGTCAGGCGGCAAATCCAATCTGAGCGGAAAGCCGGACATCTCATTCTCTCTGATTGCGAGCATGGCTACTTTTTGCCGGGCGAAATTTCAGAGGTGCGCCGCTTTATCCGCTCGATGTCGAGAAGGTCAAGGGAGATCGCAGCAATCTCACACGCAGCGGAAGATGCGCTCTTGAAGATGACCGGTCAGGAGACCTTGCGGGGGTGGCAAGATGGCTGAGCGTCGGATGTTCGCAAAATCTGTTATTAACTCAGCGCGTTTCCTGACGATGCCGCCGTCATCGCGACTGCTCTACTATGATCTCGGCATGGCTGCGGATGATGACGGGGTTGTGGAGGCCTTTACTGTGATGCGGATGACAGGCGCAGTGGAAAATGACTTACGGGTACTTGTCACAAAAGGGTTCGTATCACTGCTAAACGATGAGCTGGTTGCGCATATTACGGATTGGAGCATAAACAACCAGATTCGCAAGGATCGGTATCAGCCGAGTATTTACAAGAATTTACTGGTGGAATTGGGTGACGGCAACCAGTGGTCAACCAATGGTTTACCAGACGGCAACCGACGGTCAACCCAGTATAGTACAGGTAAGTATAGGCCAGGGAAGGGTAGTGTAGTTGAGGATAATAAGGCGGCTGCACCGCCGCGCGCGAAGCGCTTCACACCCCCCACGCTCGCAGAGGTTCAAGCCTATGTGCTTGAACGCCAGTCGCCGGTAGACCCGCAGGGGTTCATCGACTTTTACGAGTCGAAGGGCTGGCTGGTCGGCAAGACCCCCATGAAAAATTGGAAAGCGGCTTGCCGAAATGCGGAGAAGTGGGAACGGTGGAACCGCAACGACAGCCGCAGCAAGGTAAAGACCATTGCGGACTACGGAACGGAGGACTTTTTCAATGCTTGATAACCTTGTTCAGAAGTCGCTGGAGCATTCCGCTGAGAAGCCGGGTGACTACATAAAGGACGGCGTTCTTTACTGTGGTGCGTGCAGAAAGCCGAAGCAGACGAATATCCACTTTCCAAACTTGGGTGACAGGCTGGTTGGTATTGCCTGTGACTGCGCGGAATCGGAGAAAGCCAGCGCGGACGATGCGAACGATACCGCTGCCTTTGAAGCAATGATGGAGCGCCGCCGCATCGAGGATTCTATCGTTGATCCCTCGTATCGGAAAGTTACCTTTGCCGATGATGACGGCGCGAATCAAAAGGTGACAAAGATTTGCAAAAAGTATGTCGAGCAGTGGGACAAGGTGGCGGCGGAAAATATCGGCATTTTGTTTCGCGGTCCTGTCGGTACAGGAAAAAGCTTTTTTGCCTGCTGCATCGCAAATGAGTTACTGAAAAAGCGTGTGCCGACGGCGGTAACAAGCTTTCCGCGGCTTTTGAATTTGCTGCAAAACAGTAATGATCGACAAGGTTTGCTTGACCGACTGAGTGCTTACAAGCTACTCGTTATCGACGATCTCGGCGTTGAACGCGATACCGGGTATGCAGCAGAGCAGGTTTTTGCAGTCATTGATGCGCGGTGTCGCTCAAGTTTGCCAACGATTGTGACCACGAACTTAACGCCACAGGAAATGGACAAACCGGAAACGATGCAATATAGGCGCATTTTTGATCGTATTGTGGAGATGTGCCCTGTTTCGCTGCTGGTAGACGGTGAGAGCCGCCGCATCCGGAATGCCCAACGCCGGAAGGAGATTGCAAGAGAACTGTTGCTTTGAAAAGCTCTCCCCGGTTTCGGGGAGAGCGCCTGTGAAAAATATCTGTTTGTCAACGATATTTTATCACGGGAGGGTCAGGATGGCAACAAACGAAATCGCGGCGGCGGTACAATGCGGACAGGCCGACGTTTTGAAATTATGGAAGGAAGTACGCAAGTTTGCAATTAAGCAGGGCTTGAGGTGGCTCCGGGCGCTGGATGGCAAAGGCGGTGCCACACTTGACGATCTGGAGCAGTGCGCGTTCCTTGCCATGTTGGATGCTCTGGAAAGCTGGAACATTGACAGCGGTTCCTTTATCGGCTGGTATGCGTATCAACTCAGAACGGAATACCAGACGGCTATGGGGGTTCGCACGAAGCGGGACAAGCAAGACCCCATCAATTCAGCACTGCCACTGGATGAGCCACTAACAGACCGGGAGGGCGATTCTTTTACGATTGCTGATGTTACGCCAGACCCGGATGCAGAGGCAGCATTTGACCTCGCAGACATTCGTTTTGCTGTGTGGAGTGCGCTTGCCGCTATCCCAGAGAACGAACGGCAGGCCATAATAGCGGAATTCTGGTACGGAGCAAAACCGGACGTCAAGCTGCGGCGGTCAGCGTTTAAGCATCTGCGTCATCCGTCTATCAGCAAAAATTTAAGGGCGTATTTGTAATAACAGGATAGCCCTATATAACCGCCAGAAAGCGGCAAAAACCGTCAAAAGAAAGGGGTGATACATTGACACCACGCAAAGAGAAAGCCTTGCAAGCCCTGCTTGTGTGCCGTACACGGGCAGAGGCGGCAAAAATGGCGGGAATTGGAGAAAGCACACTGCGAGGATATATGCAAAATACAGAGTTTGTGGAAAGATATGAGCTTGCATTTTCGGACATGGTAAGAGATGCCGCACAGCAGGCAAAGCAAACACTTTCCCCGGCGCTCTCAACCTTGAAAGAAATCATGATGGATCAATACGAACCAGCACAAGCCCGTATTACTGCCGCTCGCTCGATCTTGGAATATTCTTTGAAGCTGACCGAACAGGCCGACATTTTGGAGCAATTGCGAGAGTTGGAACGCTGGAAGGAGGAACTAAATGGCAACCGTTGACACAAGAATTGCAATCTTGCGCGAGTTTTTGAAATCTCACGCAAGCGGCGAAACCGTCTTCATTGTCGAGGGCGGCGGCGAGTATCACACAAAAGAAGATCCATTTTCCTACCTGATGCAGCACGGCGCATATACCCATGACGGGAGGCGCATTGTCCTTTACCCGCACCCAGTAGAGGGCTTAGACGCGCTGAGCCTTTCCCTCTATGAAATGCTGGATGAAGCCATTGAGCGCGGCAAGCTGGAATTGCTAACGCTGGAAAGTGACGAGATCGGAGGTAAAGCCCTTGAATAACAGCATTAAAGCCCGCATTGCCTCTTTACAGGCGATTGCAGCGCAGAAGCAAACGGGCGTAGCAATTATGACCTTGCTTGAAAATGGCGCGTGGGCGGCTTGCAGAGCGCCGCAAAGCCCTGCAAAGGTATTTCAGACGGAACAGGCAGCACGAGATTATTTATCAGACTGCGAATGCGTTATCATTATCGACATTTAAGAAAAACAGCGCAGAAGCGCATAAAAAAGAAAGGAAATTTATTATGGACTTTAAGGCCAACATTGAAACCCGCGAGAGCGTAGAAGCAAAGGCAAAGGCCGCTTTCGGCTTTGATTTGAGTAGCGCCCTTGACCTTGTAAAGCGCGGCGACTATGACAGCGACGAGGCGTATTTGGACGCTTGCACCCGCGCCGAGTTGGAACGCAGCAGCCCTGAATACAGAGCAGCCAGAAGCCGCCTTAAAACCGAATACCATGCACGGCGAGAGGAACAGGAGCGCAAGGCACAGAGCGAAAACTATAAAGCAATCCGCAGCAGCGTGAGCCTTGACAGCGTAGACAAGCACAATATCGACGAAGAAGCCGCCGCACTTGCCCGCCGCGATCTTTCCGCAAATCGTATTGCCGCGTCCGATCTGGGCGCGACCATTGAGAAGTATGCGGCAGAGCTAACGGAAAAAGCAAAGAACAGTAAGGCCAGCAACGCGCTTTTTAATGCTATGCTACGCGGTCAACTGTAAGGAGATGCAATGAGCGAATTTAACATTTTTGCAAAACGGCTTGACGAGGCTTTCAGAAAATCCTGCAGCGAATATAACGCCGCTTTCCATGCGCTCGAATGTGCGCAGCAGGCCAGCCGTGACGCTAACGCATGGAGGCCGGGCGATAGCGCAGAGGAAAAGCAGGTGAGAACAGCCCGCGCAGCGCTAAAGTTGCATGACGCAGAAGCCACCTTTAACGAGGTGAGCGCCCGCGTTTGGGATAACTTCAAGGCCACGCGCCGCACAATCCGCGCCGAACTGGAACAAGCAGTGCGCACTGCCGACATTGTGAAACCTGACGCAATCAACAGCAATGCCCTTGAGCTGATGAAAAGCGGCGTTATGACTTCTGACGATTACGCCGCTTTTGTAAAAAAATATGGAAACAACCCTACTATGCTACGGCTTATTTCTCACTATTCTGCAGCAGCCGCCAAAGCGCAGGATGGAAGCAGCGAGGCCGCAGCCCTTAACTCTATTTCTGACGCCTGCCAAAGCTGGAAAGGCAAGGCTTTACAGAAGTTTGATGATCTTTCGGACTATTGCGGCAACATCACCGGTCGCGAAGAACCGGACGAAGTTTCCGGCATGATCGAAAAGTGGGATGAACTATCCTTAAACTCCGTGGAGAACTTCTAACTATCCTTTTCGGAGAGTGATACAAGGGCTACCAGCCGGGAGAAAGCCCCGGCAGACAGCAGCAGAGGCCACAGGAGCGCCTTTCCGTTGAGCCTTTGCGAAGTCCTGCCCGAAGTACAGCGGCAGACAGCGCTCTAAAGCACCTGGGCGTGGAAGTGCGTGTATAGGGCCACCTTGCCTACATTGAGGGCTGGGGCAACAGTCCCCGCCTATCATTATTACTTAAAAATAGCGCCCTTTGGCTGCTTATTCATACGAGCATGGAGGTTATTTCTATGACAAGAGAAATTGATATTAACGGCAAGGTCACGGTTTCTATTGATTCCGATAGCCAGGAATTTGCGGACAAGGTTTTTGCAGCTTTGTCTGCGATAGACAGACAACAGGCAGTATTACTGAAAAACGCAAACAAACTGCCTGCACAGAGATACCGGTTGTTTTCGGATGCCAACATAGCGATTCGCCGGCAGATTGATGATCTATTGGGGGTTTCTGTTTGTGCTCCTTTATTTGGGGAAGATTCGATTTATGCACGCTCTGGCGGCACTCCCCTTTGGTACAATTTGTTAGAGGGAATCATCGATCAAATCTCCATCCAGCCCAATAGAGAATGCAAAAAAATAATGAAAAAATACGCGGCTCAACGCCGCCGGAAGTGAGGCGATTATATGACGGATGCTTCTCATTCTGACGGAAGCGTGATTATTCGCGTAAACGTCAATGCTGCAGAGGCAGATAAGGAACTTGTACGTTTGACGAAGAAAATCAATGCGCTCAACGAAAGAATCAGCGATAAAAAGCAAGATCAGATGCCGCTGGTTGAGCAATCAAAACAATTAGCGGCTGTTCTCGATGACGCAAAGGCGAAGCTGGACTATATGAAAAGCGGCGATACGTTTTTTACATCCAGCTCTATAAAGGAGCAAGAGCAGACAGTAGCATCATTGCAAAAAGAATGGGATGGCGTGCAAAAAAAGGTTGAGACTATGAATGCGTCCATTGCCAAAGATACCAGAAGCATTGAACGAATGAGCACCCGGGCGGGAGAACTTTCTGCCCAGATTGCTGGCGCAAGTAAAAGCTCTGCTGCGCTGGCCGCTGCAAGTAAAAAAGCAGATGAATATATGGACCGTTTTGTGCGAAGAGTGAAAGGGCTTGCACGTCGCGTATTTATATTTGGTCTAATTGCTCAAGGGCTTCGCTCCGTTCGCGATTGGTTTGGGAAAGTAATCAAAAGCAACGATCAGGCCACAAAAGCGATAGCGCGCCTCAAGGGTGCGTTGTTAACATTGGCGCAGCCTCTTTTGCAGGTTTTAATCCCGGCATTTACCACATTTGTTGAACTGGTCACAAAGATCGCAACAGCGATTGGGCGTGTCATGTCTCAACTGTTCGGAACGACCTATGAACAGTCACAGAAAGCAGCGGAGAGCCTGTATAATGAAAGCGACGCACTGGATAAGACGGGGAAATCCGCGAAGAAAGCAACAAAATCTCTTGCCGCCTTTGACGAGATCAACCGTCTTTCCGGCTCGGAGGATGCAAAAGGCAAAGATAAGCTCGCACCCGACTTTTCCTCTGGTCCCGAACTATCGGACAAAAAGGCAAAGGGTATTCTTGGCCTTATTACATCGATCGGGGCGCTGCTTTTGGGGCTTAAACTCTCTGACACCTTAATAGGCGGACTGAAAACGGCTTTAGGATTGGCAATTGCATTTCAAGGAGCGCTCAAGTTCATTTCAAACCTTCTGCGAGCATGGAGCAGTGGCCTTGATTGGAGTAACCTTCTCGGGATGCTGCTCGGTGCGGCGGCGCTTGTTGCCGGTCTTGCACTTGCCTTTGGCAAGGTCGGCGCAGCCATCGGCCTTATTATTACCGGGATCATGGAGATGGTCGCGGGTATTCACGATGCAGATGTCAATGGCTGGAATCTGAAAAACACACTCCTTACCATCGCAGGATTGATCTCCTCCGGCCTCGGAATCAGCCTTTTGACGAAATCGTGGATCCCTCTCATTATTGCCGGCATCCTGTCCGTCGTGCTTGCGATCACCGTTGCTACAGGTCACGGCAAGGAACTGATAGAGAGCCTTAAAACTGTTGTCCTGGGATTTAAGGATTTCTTTGTTGGCCTATTTGAGGGAGACCTTATTGCAGCGATTGGCGGACTTAAAACAGCATTTGACGGTCTGAAAGGGGTTGCCTATGCTGTGCTGGACAGCTTCAGGGATATGACCAATAACCTGCTGTCTCTGCTTGAATATGTTTGCGGCAAGATTGGCCTTGATATAAGTGGGATCATTCAGATTGCCAAGAACTATGTTACAAATCTCTTTGCGATTTTGAAAGATGCGGTGTCCGGCAGCGTGGATGCGTTCGTGCGCGTTTGGCAGGGCATTATCGAATTTATCAGCGGCACCTTTTCGCAGGATTGGGAAATGGCGTGGACAGGCATCAAGGATATTTTGGCGGGAGTGCTGAATGGAATCATCACACTTTTTGAAAATGCTACAAACCTTTGCAGAAACAATATCAACAGCATACTTGACTTGATGCAGGAACTGACGAGCTTTAAGCTACCGGATTGGCTCGGTGGATTTGAATTTAAGGGCATCAATATTCCCCGCCTTGATAAGATCAAGCTCCCACGTTTGGCGACCGGCGCAGTTATTCCACCGAACCGTGAGTTTTTGGCAGTGCTGGGTGACCAGAAGCAGGGCAACAACATTGAAGCCCCTGAGTCTGCCATCGTGGCAGCGGTGGCCCGTGGCATGGCTCAGTATGGTGGAGGTAACCAGACAGCAATCCTCAAGATCGGCGAACAGGAATTGGGCCGCATCATCTTCAAGCTGAACAAAGACCAGACGCAGCGCGTCGGTATTAAAGTGACCTAAAGGCGGTGTATATGAATTACATTAAAATTAACGGGAATTCATTTGATGTGAATGTCGCAATCTCCAAGTACAACGAAAATTTCAGTGTGCGTCGGCCTTATAGTGACTTAAAAACACATTAAGATACTCCTATGTAAGTAAAAGCCCACAGGATCAATCCTGTGGGCTTTCTACTATATATGGCGCTCTGTGTTTTCCTTCATTTCATTGTCCAGCGATTGCAAGAACCAGTGTGCACGAAAAACGCGGGTTACTGGCTATATCCATATTTCCAGTAGCTTTCTTTCCACTCAAGCAGCCGTTTTTCCAACTCGGAAAGATGAGAGTAAATGCCATACAGTGCATCATAATCATTTTCATCCGGCTTGCTGTCCCCCTGCGTCATGGCTACCCAGCTTTGCCGCACAGATTCAACGGCGCAATGGATCTGCAAATGGATATCTTCAAGCTCCATTAGCCGGTTCATGGTTTCGTCCTTCATGCTTTGCCTCCTGCGGCTCTGCGCTTTCTCCGGGGCGCGGCCTTTTCTGCTCTGCGGCCTTCCGCAAACCCGTAATGATACCCGGACATAAAGCAGCCATAGCCGTTCCCGCGATAATGCTTTTTAGCCGCAAGAGCATAGCCCAAGTTTGGCGCATAGTAAGTTTCGAGAGGATCATGCGGAAATTTTTCTTCAAACTCGCGCCAGTCTTTCAAGTCAGCCTTTTCTTCTGCGTCTAAGTTGCGGACAATACCAATAACGACGCCGCTTACACGCAATTCATCCAAAGGGATTGTTTCATTTTCTTCTCCGTCTGTGGGATCGCATACAAGGACGGTTTGTCCCTCGATAAAAAGGCGTTGGAATAAGTCTTTCTTTTTTGTGGGGGAGTACACAAGGCAAATGCGCCCGCTATACTCCTTGCTTTCGGTATCCAGCAAGCAAACGTCGTTGTCCATGAGAACGGAAAGTTCCGGTCCCTTGCGCCCGTTTGTAGTAATGGCGCCGTCTGCCTGACCGATGATCTTAAACAGTCTCTTTATGGAACTTGGCATAGACAAGAAATTCATTTTCGTTTTCCTCCTTGTTTTCCTGTGCTGGAGGCGGTACAATGGCAGTACCGGCCTCCCTGTGGTGGTTGGTGGTTACGGCTCTCTGTGCCTTGCTTTGGTCGGCGGTGGTACAGAGGGCTTTTCTATTGCGTCCAGAAGGGCCATCGCCCAGCTTGCTATCTGGATGGCCCCGGCAACGGCGGCGATCACTCCCATCATGCTACGGAGAAGCGGCGCACGGTGGTTTCTTTGGTGAACCGCTCCGCCACATCCGGCAGGGCCTTTTTGAGTGCGCTGGTGTCGATTCTGGCGCTGGTCACGTTCTTCCATGTGATTTTATACTCCCCGGCGGTCATGCTCTCAGAAGCGCCCATAGCGGCCTTGATTGCGTCCCGGATGGAATCGGCCTCCGCCTGTGCTTCATCGATCAGGGATTGGAGCTGCCGCAGCTCCCGGCACTTGCTTTCCAATTCATTGATACTCATTATGCTTTCCTCCTTCAATTTGGGGAACCCCGGCGGCGGTGGTCATTAGGGCTGTGGCCTCTCTGCTTCCCATTCCCTATACCGTTCCGCCCTTATCCGTGATCTCGGTGTTAGGCTTCAACGATTGCCGGTGTCTCAACTGTTTTCGTTTGTTCCCTTGCTGTGATTCTAATATAGCATACTGTACCCAGTATGTAAATTGACACAACAGACAAATGTACCCAGTATGCTTTGTCTATTTTTCATACTGTACCCACCATGTACTTTGTGATATACTTAATAGCGAGGTGATGTTATGGGAAAGACGTCAAGCGCAGTAAAAGACCGTTATAATGCAAAGACCTATGATGAAATTAAAGTGCGTGTACCCAAAGGCCGTAAAGAATCCATTCAGTCCCATGCAGAGGGCCGAGGGGAAAGCGTGAACGCATTTATCAACCGGGCCATTGATAACCAGATGGAGCGTGATGAACATTGATCAGCAAAGAGATGTACAAAATTTTATCTAATATTCCTCGATATGATGGTTCCATATCAGAGAAAGAGCTACTTCGCAAATGTACTGTATCTGCTGGAGTTTTACGAGACAGGTTAGGAGAAGCACAATGGCCCTCCCATGATTATGCCAACGAATGTGTGGGGAATCGTCATAGTTGGTTTCTTACAGAAAACGGGCAGGCTGCAATAGAGGAATTTGAGCGTGTCAAACGGACTGACACACTAGTACGATGGTCTTTTGTTATATCAATAATTGCAGCTATTGCAGGCGTTGGAAGTGCCATCGCTGCTTTCATTTCAATTTGTGGAGCGCCCGTATAATATACTGAATCATCAGCACGAATTATTTGTGGATATGTGAGAGAGCCGGGGAATACCCCCCCGGCTTTCCCTTTTGCGCCCCTCTGAGGGCTTTTATAGTGTTCATAGAGGAGAGATTCCCCATAGAGGAAAATGCCGTAGAGAGGCCTTAAAACGCGAAATAGGCATATATCCGCAACTCTGTCAATTATGGCCGGGTTCAT